CTGACGGAATGCGTGGTTTCCACTTGAAGTAAACACCACACAAGGTCTGAACATCATCGCTGCTGAACAGAATAGGCATAAGAGATCTTTGTTGAAAACATTTGACTCCAACGTCGGAAACCCATGCAAACATCTTGGAAAACGCGTCAATAAAATCTACTGCGTTCACAGTTTCAGCGGATGCATGCTTGGAAATCTGGTTGAAGAAGGGCAAATCCCATTCGACATTAGCGAGCTTGCAAGCACTGATCGAAAATGCAGCGCCTATAAGATAAGCCAACTTGTCGAAATTTTTGTTGTTCTTGAGCAAATTTATACAATCAGAAGTTGAAAAGCCATTGGCAGTCAACCTAGTGGTGTGATCTGTTCCAATGCTCTCAGTCACAAGCCTCTTAAAAGTTAAAAATATCGAGTCTTGATTATAGAACTTGACAAAACAAATGAGATGATGTGCACAATCAAATAAGCTCGTGGCTCTAGACAAGCCATAAGCTAAAAGCGCAAAGTTCTCAACATGGAAGATGGCACGATCAAAATACTTCAAAGCGGAAGGATCAACAGATTTCCGAAAGGATTCCAAAAAGGACATCCATTCCGGGGAAGAATTGTCAATCTCAACTTCAGACTCCTGGGGGGAATCGTCATTATCGTCTGAATTAGTGATTCGTGTGAGGGGGGCTGAGTGGGTACCGCCACAAGATGAAAGACGTTGTCGCCGCAAATAATTGCGGCGGCGCGTCTCTTTTTTGTTGCGACGGGCGGGGGACTGGGAAATGTTCTTTTCACGCAATTCTTTGAGTTCAATAGAATCAAGAATCTCCCATCCAACCACGCGATTTGGGTTATCGCGAGGAAAGGGTATGGGGCCAGCACGACTAGGACTAGGTCCTCGTGCACGTGGTTTATGAACACTTTTAGGGGTAGCAATGAATTCCTTTAGATCGAAACAAGCGGATCGAGAATCAAGGGGAAGCCAATTCGGCCGTTCGCTAATAGCGATGATACTCTTTCCGTCGATGTGATCTCGGTAAGTAACAGAAACAATGGGACCTCGAGGTGTAAGAATTTTCTTAACACTATCAAAAGGTCCAAGCAAAGACTCCGAAATCGGATCATAAGAAATGGTTGGTTGGAAAGACTTGGGTAAAGTCTTGTCGTAAGGGCTAAAGGGGGTGATGGGGGGGGGGTTGTCCAGGGTTGGAACGACATCACCACCTCCTGATGCCCCACCGAAGTGGGGCACAGGAGGGGTTTTAGTCATCCCGGGCCATGCCTCCTCGAAGGAGGACTTGGGGCTCATTCTTTTCATAGATGGCGAATGAGACTCAGCCAAAGTGCCCAAATTCGGAAAGTGTAAACACTAACAAAATTGTTTTTTACTCAGTACTCTGGGGTCTTGGATTACTCTGAGTCGGTTTGTTCAAAACCTGATGAAAGGAAAATTTTAACAAAATACTTGCGCAACTACAAATTTTCTAATAGTTAACGCAGAACGCACCTCGATGAGGTGGAAGCTAGTCTTTTACTCAAATAATATGAGTTACAGATTCAAATCTTAAAAAAGATTCATACTGTCATTTTGATCATCAAATATGATGCCTCCAAGGGACTAGCGGAGGGGTCGTAATTTTAAGGTCTTACTGACAGACCCGCAGCGAAGATAAAGCTGCGATGGCGTTGGGGGTTGGTAAAATCGTCACTCCAATAGGAGTGGGAGCATCTCAACGATAAAGCTCTCTAGATTAATTTATTACCATTCGGACTCAACCGGGCCGCCAACTGCTGTAGTTCAAAAAGTATGACCACAGCTGGTTGGTAAAGTCTGTACAAGTCAAATAATGACCTGC